CGATAATGCCAGACTCAGAAGGTCTATTAAGCTTCCAATATACTGGTCCAGAGGGACAATCCTTAAATGCACAAACTAGAAGGGCATCGATTGATGCTCATATTAGTAGGCCTGTTTTAGGACCGGAAGCTAAGATAAGCACTTCTGCTATTATGGATATTGGTACTCCAGCTGAAGGATTAACGACTAGGGCAGGGGTGCAACGGAGCTACTGAATCAACAGGGAGAGTAGTGCCTATTGCAAAAGTTGCTTCAGAAACTGTTAAAGAAGAATCTAAAGTTGTTTCCAAAGCAGTAACTAGAGCTGGAAAGATGTCAGAACATACGCTACAGGGCACTATGGATGCTGCTGCTACGGCAGTAAAAGTAATGAGAGGGGTACTTTAGTGCCCTATAGTTATTAACCTTAGCCTTTTAAATTTTTTTTAATCTTTGATGCTCCAAAAACAAGGTGCAACCCATTTTTTACCTGATGTGATCTCAACAACCTGATGTAAAAAACTTTGATCTGCACTAGGAAAAGCTATTAAAGTTCCTGCCTTAGGTTTCATCTTAATGGATAAATTAGGAAAATCTATTTCTCCACCTGTATATGTATCATTTAAATATAGTACACTGCTTATTTGTCTTAGATGTCCAGTAGAAGTAGATGCGTTATAAGATAATTCTCCATCTAGATATTCTAGATTATCAGTATGCAATTCAAGGATGTCGCCAATTTTATACTCTATAACATTACTGAAGTGTTCATCGTGCAAAGAAACGTTATAAAAATTCTCTATTTCTTTTTTAGACTTAAGATATAAATCGCAAAATCCTTCATGTAAATCTAAAGGTATGTTATATGTTCCTAAAGTAGATTTTTGTCCTTCTCTACGATTTGGCTCTGAAGCACTAAGCCAGTTAACTAGTAAAGATAGATAATCTATATCAATTAAATTTTCAATTAAAAATATTTCATCTTTAATCATGACAAAGAATAAAAGTTAGTATAAGAATACTTAACGCCTTTAATTATTGGCTTGGTGTAGTGTGATTTAAGGGCATCAAAGAAAATAACCATTCCGCTTCTTGGAACTAAAGTCATTAATTTATTCATCAATAGATCTTTACTGATTTCACAAAATACCAATTCTCCACCAGTAAAATCCTGATTAAGATACGTGACAGAACTAATGTCTACTCTCTTTTTATCAAGAGTTTGAACGTATACATCTTCCGGGGCCCAGTCTGCATGTAGTCCTATGTATTGTCCTTCTGTATAACGAGTGACTGATCCACTTGTATATTGAGATATCTTTACTTTATAATGCTCTTCCAAAGTGCTAGTGAGCTTAGTGTTAATCATGTCAGTTATTGCTGCATGAATATAGTCCCTAGGTATTTGATAGCTAAATAGATTTGGATTATTTGGCGCGGAATCAAAAGGTGCATTAGCAAAAGATTCTATCAATAGATCTAGATCTTTATCGTCAATAAAGTCTTCTATTATTAAAGTAGAGTAAGTCATTACAGTGTCTCCCATCTTAGGTATTTCCTATATTTGTCAATCGGTAATACATTCGGGTCTACCCACCAATCTTCGTGGATTTCCCTAACTACAAGAGTATACCCTAAAGAATCTAGAATTTCTCTCTGTGCGTCACGCATTCCGGTATTTCTAAAATACATATTAGAATCATGCTCAAAAGTTATGACGGAGAATCTATACTGAGTCAATGGCAAAGATATAAGGCCCAATAGAGTAAGATAATGATTGCCAAAGGGTCTACCATCTTGTTGATAGCCGGCGTCTATATCTACTTGGAGATAATCTATTTGTTTAGGGAAATTATTCTCTTCAAAGTAATTAATATAATTAAAGTCTAGAGCATCACCATAACAAGGATTTCTTCTATTAGAAGCAAATTGATTGCGCCTGTCATCTAGTATTTCAAAAGAAACGCCATTCCATTCATAATCATTCTCAAGATGATATGTATTACTTCCTAAGTTAGAATCAAAAGCGCCTAACTCAACGTAATAACCACTTCTTTTCTCATCTAATAGATTTAGAACAAAAGCTTCTTGAACACTGTTGCCCTTATAGAGAGGAGGTTTTCTGCTAGGGTCGTGATTCATTCATTAACTCTCTTAGCATAATGACTGATTGAGAAGCTTGTTGTAATTCAATCTTTAATTGGTTATTCTGTTCTTCTAATCTGGTAGCATGATCTATCCAAAATTTTATCAAAGATCTTTGGTTTACTATTTGCTCATTAACAGTTAAGTCTGGTTGGTCGCTATTTAAAGGTTCCCTCTTTAGCTTCTTTATAATGTCACTAAAGTGTAGATGGTGGTTCATTTTTTATCCTTTAGATATATTTTAATAGAGTTCAAGAAGAAGTCTTGAACGGTTTCATTACTTAAAGAAGCAGCTAATGTAATAGCATTGAATTGTTTTTTAGTTAGCTTTACGTTGCAGATTTTTTTACCAGAATGAGTGACGAACTTAATCTTTATTTTTTTATTGGGAAATTTAGAATTTATGTAAAAACGAATTTGGTCTCGAAAATTTTTTTTCATTTTTACCCCATATAGGTTTTTTAAATTATTCACCGTTTTTTTGTTCTAAGTTCTTTAGAATATTAGCTATTCGTACAGATCCTTCTTCTACATTTCCGCTTCTGTAAGCAAAATTAAAATTAGATTCTAAATCATGCAATATGTAAGTTCTACGAGTTTTCCAGTGAATTTGATTAATGTCAACAATTTCTAAATCAGTACTTTTTTCACACCCACATCTAGAATCCTGTTCAATAAAATAGTCTATTAGATCTTGGCATTGTTCTAATGTACCAATCTTCAATAGACTTCCATAAGGATTGACAACAGCATAGCCTAAATCAAAAGCTATTTGATCAATTTGTTTATTAAACTGTTTTCTTTGTTCTTTGTTGAAATCAAATTTCAAAGATATCCAAGGTTTTATTTCTTGCGTCATTTTTGCTCCATATAAGTTTGTTTAATTATAATTTAGATCTGATAGCTGTAGCAGAAATAGCTTGAAGGTCAGAAGAAAGATCAACTTTTTCTATTTCATATCCTACGTCTCTACCGTAAATTATATTAGTAATATTAGGAAATTGCAATACAAAAGGATTAGTTTCTTTAGACTCAATAAACTGCTTAACTTCAGGATAGGTAAAAGGGTCTTTCTCAGAAGTCTTATAGCTAGATCTCACAGCTATAACAACTTGATTAGTTCTCTTTAACCCCTCGCTCATAAGCGCTGAGTGACCATCATGCCAAGGCTGGTAGCGACCAAGCAGTAAGGTAGTTGGCTTAGTCCAGTCTACAAGCTGGAATCGATCAATAACAAAATCCACTTCTTGATCAAGAGTAAGGTGAGGTTTAATTCTAAGGTCATATTCTAACGGGTCTTCCCATATAGCATTGGTATCTTCGTACTGACTTTTATTTATTCTATCTACCCAAATTATTTTATCAGCGCGACCAAAAGATTCTCTTGTAGCTTTAGTAGGACAAATGAAATCAACTACTACATCTCTGTCTTGGTCAGAAAGAAGTCTAGCTATAGCTCCGACTCTACGAGCCTGCTCTATACGATCTTCTATAGAAAAGCCAAGATCAGAACTAAGATCAGCTCTTACTACATCAGCATTAATATGAATAGAATTAGTCTTAGCTGCCAATTGGGTAGCTAAAGCTGTTTTGCCAGCTCCCGGTAAACCTATAATTAATATTATCACAATACAAATCTATCTCTATTAGTGCTAGACAAATCTAAAACCCTACTATAGGATTGATTAGCTACTTGCATTATATCATGAAACTTATCTGTCATTAAGTAATCTTGCATCTTCATATCTTTACTAGAATGAGGTTCTACCTCATGAGCTTCTACATATTCTGTAGTGGGCAATAAATTAGCAATAGTCAACATTAAAGAGTTATCTTTATCGCCGGCAATAGATTCAAAAGGTACAACAAAAATATCATTAATATTATTATATATAAAATCTGTCATTCTAATGTAAAATAAAAAACATTTATTAATATAATAATAATCATCTTCAGTATAAATTAAATCTTTCAAAGGATTTAAAATACCATTTACATTATTGTGATTAATAAATTCAGATATATAAGAACTGACTGATTTTAAAGGATCTCTAAAAGTAGAAAAAACAAAATGATCATCAGAGAATACAAAATCTTTATCAGCAATTGCTTCTTTAAAAGCAACTTCTTTGTGACATAAAGGAAATGGCATGGCGACGTCGGGAAAGGCTAAAAGGATCTTTCTTCTAAGATACCTGTTACCTTGTCGTGGAAAGCCATCGACAGTAATTCTAAAAGAACCTTCTTTTTTAACTTGAAAATCTATTTCATCTAAATAAAGATCGTCAGTAGTCTCTGTCCATACTTCGTTAACCTTGGACCATCCACCTGAATCAGGTGCAGTTAAAGCCTGCTCAGCCCTGTTTAAGGCTCTTCTCATTTCAAGATGGTCAACCATCAGTTACACTCCATCTATAGGGGATCATTTGAGTTACTTGATGACATGATCCACATTTGCCAGATCCTTTTTGGTTAAACATAGAATGAGAAGGCCAATCAGTACATTTGCAACGCAAAATTACTTCAGGACCCCATGTCATAGTTAATCTTTTATAAGCTTCTTCAGATAAAGAAATGGGAAACATAAAAGTTTACTCATCAGCTTTCAATAAAGCATCAATAGCAACCCAGAGTTCTGGCCACTCACTACGATGTTTCTTCATTAGCTTGTCATGAAACTTTGGGTTTGGACCTTTATTAGAAACGGCTTTTCTAAGTCTCAATATAGCTATGTCTGTTCTGCCAGTCCAAATATTTCTATTGTGATTAACCTTAATTGAACTATAAGGGCTTTCTTTCTTTTGATCATAAGGATAAGAATCATTATTCTTAGTATACTTATATGAACTCTTAGTAGCAGTAGATGTGGGCGTATGCTTATGGGGATATGTATCTACTTTATTTAAATCTTCTAAAACTTTAATTTCTTTAAGCGGCAAAAAGATGCTAACTGTATTGCGTGTTAATATGAAGATATTATTTAAAGCTTTATATATTGAATTCATTAAATTCTCCTTTTAGTTCCCTATCCATAAAAGACAGTCCCCAATTATACCATTGGCAGTCTTGACATTCTGGCTCACAAGTATGATCTTTCAAGGAAGGCCCAATTAAAATTGCCTGACTTGCATCAGATTTAGTGTAAGGATAAAATTCTTGAGCTAATTGAAAATATTTATTTGGGATAAGGTTTTCTCCAATTAGAAGGAGGATGATTATCCTCTACTAAATGAGCAATCTCTGGAGTCTCATAAAGCCTAACAATATGTATACAAGGGTCAAAGCCCTTGAAGAACTCATCCTCTTCTTCTAGGGTCAATGGAAGTCCATCGTGGATCTCGCATACAGCAGGACCGCAAAATTTATTCTTAAGACCTATTTGTATCCACTCATCATAAGTCACTTTTCTGACCTTCTTTAAAGGGAATTGCAGGATCGTCTATATCAAAATTCATAATGTAAGAACCTTCAGCAAGTTTTTTTAAACTTAATTTTTGAAGAGTTAAGTCATTTAAATAGCTATCTAATGATTTAATAAAGCTGTCTTTAGCTATAGGATCTAAAGCTATGTCTTTGATAGTCTTATATTGGTCAAAAGCAGTTAAGTCATTAACAAGTGTTTCAAGACTAGGAAGTTTCTTAGACATTTTCTTAGATATCCTCTCCGCTTTGTCATCATTAGTAACCTGTGCCTTTTGAGGAAAGTTACAAGGCCATGTTGGAAAATTCATCATGATGAAACCAACAAATTGGAGGTAAGTGTTTTGAATAGTATAAAAGCAAGCTCTAATAAAGCTGCTATCATTTGTACAGTCGTCGCTGTCATTTTATTCTTTCTATTGTTGTTACTGGTTATTTATAGATAGAAATATTTTATATTAAGTCTAATGACAATAGTCTATTAGCACGTTTGGGGCATTTGTGAACAGGTGGAACATTAACGCCTACACCAATTCTAACTTTGGCGTCACAAGCAGAACACTGCCATTTAGAATTGGGTTTATACAAAGTCTTGTCAGGAGTAGGTTCTTCGGCAATAGGGATTTCTTCAAACATATCGTCATCTTCTTGAACAAGAACTAATGATGTAGAATTAAGACAGGTTGGGCATAGCTTAGGCTTTCTGCCTCTAGCTTTAGTTCTTTGCCAATGCTTGTCACATTGTTCACAGATTAGTTCTTCTAATTCCATTCTTATTCCCCAAATAAATTAAGATTTTTCCTGAATATAACAGTGGAATGGTCCACCGGTATAAGGATCGTATTTAGCTGATATAGCAATTGCTTTTAAAGCATTCTTTTTAGCTTGAGCTGGTGTCGCTATTTTTGTTGAACACAGAACCTGTAGAGCACCGAGTGCGTAATAACTGCCAGTGCCAATAGCATAAATGCCATTAACATCTGAAGTCCAAGAATAGTCGCCATCAATAATATAGATGTTACCAGATACTACTGTCAAGATAGTAGATTCATGCTGGGCTATGTGCGTAGATGATTCGTTTTCTGGAGATGCATAACCTTGTTTCTCAAAGCATTCTCTTAGTGATGGAACAAACTTAGTAGTAATAAAGTTATCTAGCTTCTTGCCAGTGGTTCCAATAGGAGGAATAGGTGGAGTAAAAGCATGATGCAGTATATTAATAGCTCTCATGTCGCCGGCAGCACCTAATAGATACTTATTGTTCTCTGCTACTTTAGCTGAGTTAGAACCTAATGTTGTGATCTGGGATGTAAAGCCACCTTCGTCCATGCTAGATATTCTAGAATCGCTACACACCAGGGCATAGTCTGGCCCTTGAATTGCAATTATAGTGGTCATAATTTCCCCGATATATTTAAAAAGTTAGAAATAAGTATATCGTAGAATCCCGGGAATATCAATCTTCCACAGGATTATAATACAAAGATCCAAATACAGAATAAGCTAAAGTATTAATCTGCTGAGGAGAAACCTTATATGAGCTATATACAGTATAATGGGGATTGTTTGATTTCCTAGTATTATTCTTAGGACCCCTATTTTTATTGCGCTTCTTGCCCAACTTGGGATCCTTTCTTATAAATTAAATTTCCTGATAAAGTATTTCTTATATTTAAATTAAAATATTTACCAACTGATTGAGAATTAATTAAACCCTGATAGACATCTCGAGTTGCATCATCATAAATCCAGATGGCCCCAGAATTAAAAACAATAATAAGAGCTTCTAAATCTTCTGCCCAAGCACAAGAGTGAAGAACAGAACTGTCTTCAAATATTACATAAATATAGTCTTGATGGTCCATTTTAATACTACCAAGTCTTATAGGAACGAGAAACTGGTCTACCCTTTCCAGGGTTTTTTTTAAGATATTCTTTATAATTATCTTTTTTCTTTTGTTCCATAGCTTCTTTTTGGGTTTTACGTTCTTGAGACAAACGATAACTATCTTGGGAACCTAAAGTTTTAATCCAATTTATATCATCTATTGATAAATGAAAATACTCTTTGTTATAATGTTTGTATAATTTTTTATAAAGTGCATGAAGGATATTTTCTACTTCATAAATACTTTCAAAGTGGGCAGTATAAAGAACATCCAAATCAACAGTCTGCTGACTGCGAACTCTTTTGTAAGGATCTGCTGTTGTAGTCAATCCAATCTTACATAAATAAGTATTTTCTGGAGTTATATGATTTTTTTGTTCAGCTAAATAAAGATAACCCATTTTTACTGTAGGATCTTTTAGCCTTAAATAAGGTTCAAGGTCATTAAAGGTGACATTATACTTAGATTTAATAGCATTTAATAAAACTGAAGTAGAAGCTTTAGAATAACCTTGAGTAATACTTAAATGCTCATCGTGAAGATCTTTAAAAGATTTATTAAAAATTAAATGACAGTCAAAAAGTTGGAATTGAGGTTTTATAGAAACATAACTGTGCATGGATATAGAAGAAGGACGAGTGTTATAAAATTGATTTCGAGCTTTTTCAAGTTTTTTTATTGCATTATCATTATTAGAATAACGATAAATTCGCTCAGCTGTATCTTTTTTGGTTTGTCGATTATTTTCTTCTCTTGTTGCAATGTTATTAATATGATTAAATAAATCATCTTTAAAAGAAAGATCAAAAAAATCTATTACAAAATAATCGGTTAAAACCATGAGAGCTTGAATACATAGAACCTTAGAGTCTTTATCTTCAGGAGAAATAAGATTAGAAATTTTTTGATAAAAAGCTGTTCTTATTTCGAGAAAATCAGCATTAGGAGAAACAGATAAAACTTCGTAATAATTATTTTGATTAGAAATTTTTGTAAGCTCTTTTTGAACTAAACTTATATTAGACTGATTACGTTGTTCTATTATTTTATTATTTTTAGACCATTCTTGATGGGCTTTAAGAAAAATTTCATCTTTAATTTTTTGTTCTTTTGCTTTCTTAGTTTCTTGAAAAAAAGCAATAATAAAAATAATAATAGGTATAGAAATAAGGATAAAGACAATTATCATTTGATTTTTTCTTTCGAATATGAAGAGTAGTTATTATTCTGGTATTTCGATGGACCTGAGTAACAACTACTCTCTGTGCCTCCACTAGGAATCGAACCTAGAACGAGAAATTAGAAGTTTCTTGTTATATCCATTTAACTATAAAGGCTAGGGGTTTTATTTATTTTTTCTAGAATGATACAGGTTTCTTTGCTGTTCATTCAACTTCTCTTTGTTCTTGAGATTATACTGACGCATATATTCAAGTTTTTGTTGCATTCTATTAGCATCGTTTATGCGACTGCATTCACTACAAGTTCGGTATTCTTTTCCAGCTTGTCTGCCTTTTTTCTTAATACGAACATATGGTTTAAACTCTTGAAAAGAATGACCTTTTCTACAGTGATCTTGTTTCCTACTAGTTAAACCATGTCTGTCTTTGTTGACCATATCATTCATGTTGTCAGCGTAACTGCCAACCCACAAGTGGTCAGGATTAACGCATGATGGAACATCGCAAGAATGACAAACAATCATTCCTTCAGGAATTTCCCCCTTAAACCAAGTATAACTAAGTCTATGAGCGCTAATAGCCTTGCCTGCAACGCCCATAGAACCATAACCACGAGAATTTAAAGCTCCAGTCCAGAGCCAACAGGAATCAGTCTTGTTAACTTTTTGGAAAAAACGTTCTTCCATGGAAGCTTTTTTACTCATGTTTAATTATACCTTAGATACTGAAATAATTCACTAAGGATAATTATACTGTTCTTTAGTAGCTAAATCAACAAACAAATTAGCTTCTACAACAAAATCTAAATGTGAAACTAGATAATAAAAACCATTGCTCCAATAAGCACCTTGAACCAAGTATCCAGTAAGAGGCTTTATTATTGAATAATGTCCAAAAGAACCATCTTGATTTAAAACATATCTAAATGCTCCAATTGGTTTAGCACTCCAAAATTTACCATAACCTTTATCAGGCATACTAATAGTTGCATGTAGCATAATAAAAGTATTGATAGACTCAATTACAGCGTCTATTGGATATTCTTTAGAAGAATAAAGAATAGAGTAATCTTTTTGAATTGTTTCTAAAAAATAATTAGAATCTTCTTCATCATAAGATGATTCTAATATCGTAGTTTTCTGCAATAAAGTTATCATAATTAAGTGTACCTAAACAGCATCAGTATAACAGAAGTTATAAGCTTGCTGTATATCTGAAGTAAATTGTTCTATCATTTGATCGCCGGACCTAAGACAATGCGAAGGAGAGTAGGTTGCTAGTATTGGCCAATAGCCAAGCCAGGATATAACGCCTCTGTATTGCTTAAGCTGTACTGTAGAGTTCAATACTGCACCTAACGGCAATAGGCCAAAAGTAACTATTAGCTTTGGATTAAGTAACTGTATTTCTGTATGCAAATAGGGAGAGCAGTTTATAACTTCAGAGTTTTCTGGTTTTCTAAAAACTGGACATCTAGTAACATAAGTAAGACAAACCTTACTGGAATCAAAGCCTATTGATTTAATCTTAGAAACAAGTAAATCAATAGACTCTTTATCCACATTGGGGTTGTCTATAATTAATAAGACGTCCGGATTTTTGGAGTTCCATTTAGGAAGTTCGGAAGAACCTGAAACATCAGCGCATTTTCTGCAATTCTTAGTAATGGTATGAAGGTCTTTAAGTTCTATGGAATTCTTAGAAGAAAGAATATCATTTCTAACTTCCTGAAATAAAGAGACTAGTCTTTCATTAGGTATATGCTTTGTAAAAGTCTCATACATATGAGACAGCATATTAGTTTCCATTAGGCTAAGATAAAGTCCATTTTTAGGGACTAACTTAGATGTTTCTCCAGAGAGAGCTTCTTCAATTAATGAATCAAGATCTTCCTGAGAGAATTCCTCCACTAAAACTCTTCAGGTACTGAAGCGTATTTAGGTGCTGAGCCAGAAGCAGTGACTGCTCCATCGGCTGGCTTAGCTCCACCAGCTGCATAAGAAACGTGCTCTGCAATGATAACTATCTTAGAACGCTTAGTTCCATCTTGTGACCAACGCTCCTGGAACAGACGGCCAATAATGGAGATCTGAGAACCTTTTTTCATTTTGCCACCGGTAATTTGACCGTGTACAAATGAGGCGTTCTTTCCAATAAAGCCCTCTTTATCCTTGAGGTAATAGGTAACATCGAAGTATCCTGAATTAGATTCAGAATCCTTTTCAGAACCAGCGTAGTCCAACGCGATGCGGAACTTAGCTATTTTGTCATTTATTAACTCTGGGTCTGCGACAACACCAGCGGTAATGGTTGTTATATTTTTAGGATCTAACATTTTATTTCTTTCAGTATAGTTATTTATTGTTTTTCTTCGAAAGCTTCTCGGACTTGAGCCGATAGTCTCTCTAGATATTTGCATGCTTCATCTGCGCCTTGAACTGGGCCAAAGTCAATAGAAAGATATTCTACTAGACTTACAAACAGATTATAGATGCCAGATTTTAAGTCAACGATTATGTCAGTAGAAACATAGTCACTAACGTCGTCTATTAATTTAAATGAATTATCATCTTCGCTCATATTATACTCTCTTCGATAAGGCTTGGTCTATCATTTCACCAAGAAATTTACTGTCCTTATAGCCTTTGTCATAAAGTATGGAAATAATTGGCTTAGGGTCTATATAAGAATAAGTTATAAGTTGAAGATTTAAAACATCATTCAAATTATATATTCTATATTTATTCAAATCTCTTTTTGGACTAGGATACTTTTTATTTTT